TATTACTAATCTTATAAGTGAAGTAAAGCAATTAGATGAATGGCTTTGAAATGATTATTTATAAGACCACAAATGAAATAAATGGTAAGTTTTATATTGGGCAGGATTCTAAAGAGGATCCAAATTATTTTGGTTCAGGTTTATTATTAAAGCGTGCTATCAATAAATATGGATTAGAACATTTTAGAAAAGATATCATTCAATTTTGTGGTTCTAAAGAAGAATTAAATAAACAAGAATATTTTTGGATTAAATTACTTAAAACTCAGGATACAAAAATTGGTTATATTATATAGCCGATGGTGGTCATGGTGGAGATACTTGGTCTAATTATAAATTTACAAATCCTGAAAAATATAATAAAATTGTAGAAGCTGGAATAAGACTTCATTTGGGAAGTAAACGTTCTAAAGAAACTAGAGAAAATATCAGTAAATCATTAGTAGGTAAACCATCAGCTTTCAAAGGAAAACATCACTCTGAAAAATCAAAAGAAAAATAAGGATTGCTGTAATAAATCAAAGTGAAGAAACTCGTAGAAAAAAAAGTGAAGTTAGATTAGGTAAAAAACGTGGACCTTATAAACCACAAAAGAAGGGATAAATAAAATTTCAGAATCTACTCCTGCAAATGCGAATAGTTATTTTGATGTGAACACAAATTATCTTAGTATATATCAAAAAAATATGTATAAAGAAGCTGTACAACATTTTGGCATCGATTGTAAATATATTCCAGTTGAATTTGTAGATGCTGACATTGATTATGTATTTGGAGAAGTTCCAAAAATACATTATGATGAAGCATATGAATTGCGAATGTATGTTGAAGGATATGACGAATTACATCAAGCAGTAGATAACTTTTCAAAGTTCGGTTTATTCATTGAACCGGAAACTTTAGAGATAAGCGTTGGAAAAGACGATTATGATTCTATAGTTATGTCCGGAGGAACATCAGCAATTCCTATTCAAACAGGTGATTTGATTTATTTTATAATTCATAACGAACATATAATATTTGAAATTACTCATGCTGAAACATACTTTAATTCTTTTTATCATTTCAACGTTAAATTATATCAATATGATGCAAATGTTGCAATTGATACGGGAGATGATGATATAGATTCAATAGAGGAAGATTATCCAACAACTGGGGATAATGCACAAATTGACGCAGCGAATGCTGATAATCGAGATCCATCAGAATCTAATTCAATATTTGGAGATTATTAATGGCTTTAAGTTATTGGTACTTTGGAATTACATCAAAAGTTACAGCAAGCATATTAGATATGTTTAATGATATTTACACTAAGCAAAGTAAATACAATAAAGATACTGAAACTTGGGCAATATCTGAAAAATTAGTTCCTATTGAAATTGCTCCTAAATCAAAAATTTTAAATGAATATCAACAAGGTTTGGGTAGCGGTCCAATAAGATATTCAAATCTTCCAAGAATGGCTTTAATGATAAGCACATTAAATAAAGAAGAATTATTCCAAACAAACTCGACAAATAAATATAAATCATTTTCATCCACGACAAATCCTATCGGCGGACAATCATATAGTTTTTTAAGAAATCCTGTTTGGTATATTGCTGATTATACTTTATTCATGGTTACTAGAAAAATGGATGATATGTGCCAAATATTAGAACAAATAGTTCCCCAGTTTCAAGCTCATAAATCATTAAATATTAAACTTATTAATTCAGTTGATTTAAGAATTTCGTTACCGATGACTATTGATCCTACATTCTCATTTGATATTGCTGAGGATACTGATGAAGATGCATTACGATTAATTAATATGGAATTACCGTTAAGAGTGATGATTCCATACTTCCCACCAGTTGAAGCTTCTGCTGTTATTAAAGAAATTCATACAAGATTTGGAACTATGACAGGGGACGATGATCTTTTACAAATACAAGAATTTTTCAGATATAAAACTGAATCATTCATAACAGAAATTTCCCAGGCTACTGCAGAAACTGGTGAAACAATAACGAGGGCATAAAATGATTGGTGAAACATGGTGCAGTGAGGGAATGCGTGAAGATATGAACGTTAGATTCGCAGGATCCTCAGGTACAACGACTCATGAAAAATTAGAAATATTCTTCTTTTCAAATGATTACACTCCATCTAACGATTGCACAAAATCTGATTTAACTGAAATCACATTAAATAATATGAAGAAAAAAGATTTGGTTAATACAAATTTTGCTCCTGCAGTTGTTGAAGGATTAAATTGCGTATCAAAATATGCAGAAGGAACTGGAGCTGTATGGATTGCGAACGGCACCCAAACTTTATATGGATGGGCAGTTCAAGGATCTTCAACAAACAAGATGTATTATGTTAAAAATGTTGGTGAACAAACATTTGTGACTGGTGATAATTATCAAGTTGAACCTATAAACTTCAGATTTGGAATATAATGAGATTTAAACAATTATTAGAAGAAAAAAATAGTATAAGAATTATTCCTAAGAAACCATCAGGATATGATAAGAATGCAGAGATAGGTAATTTAGTCGCATATTGGGCGGGACCTACTTGGATAGGAAATTATAAAACCACAATGGAATCTCATATGAAAAAGGGTGTTAAAAATACTGATAAAATTCATATTTTTGAATGGGATGCAAAAGCCTTAAGTAAACTATTTGGCAGAAAAATCAAAGTTTCAAACTCAGGATCAAGTGCAAGTGATAAAATAGATTTTATCGGTATTGATGCTTTATACAGAAAAATTAATAGCGGAGAAATTGCAAATGATCTTAATGAATATGCAAGATTAAATAAAATAGACATGAACTTTGTAGGTAAGAAATGAAATTCAAAGAATTGTTAAATGAAAGTTTAAACACTCCATATAAATACAAATTATAAGGAAATCAAATGAACAAAAATAAAATTGATAAAGCATTAGATATTAAAACCGAACAAGTTCAAGATTGTTCTGTAATGACTTTAGAATCCGATCCAACCGATTTAATGACAGTTCAACCTTGTGATGAAATGGTTGCGTATACAGAAAATCCTGAATTGATTAAAGACATTGCTAGATATAAAGAACAACGTGAAGAAAATATTACAACTTTAACTGATGCAAGATCAATAATAAAAGGTATCAATATAAAAATATCAGATATAATAAAGTCAGATGGAGATCCGTCTGCGAAGGATATAGATGCATTTGCTAAAATAGGAAATACTTTAGTAAACATTACGAGGGAAATTGATGAGCAGTCAGGTCCCAACAAGATTGAAATGTTTTTAGATACAACAAAGGTAGAAAAAGAAACTCCTCAAACTATCAATAATACACAAATAAACATTACTTCTACTCCTGCACAAATTTTAAAGATTTTAGAGGATAAGGTGAAGGATGAAAAAAATAGCAGCGGTAACGAAAAAACATAGAAAAATAGATAAAGCCCCAGAAATTAATTACGAACCGATATTCTCAACATATGAATCCAATGAATTAATAAAGCCTAAAGGTACTGAAATTGAATACACTCCTCAGATGATTGAAGAGTTTCAAAAGTGTCAGGAAGATCCTTTATATTTTATTTCAAATTATTATTATATTGTTGAATTAGATGAAGGTTTAGGAAAAATTGATTTATGGGATTTTCAATATAATTTTATAGATCATTTACATGATAACAGATTCAGCATTGTTTTGGCATCTCGACAAGTTGGTAAATCAATTATCACAATTGGTTACATCCTTTGGTACTTATTATTTAATTCATATAAAGAAGTTGCAATTTTAAGTAAGACTGGTCCTGATTCATTTGCGATTATGGAAAAACTTCAACGAAGTTATGAACAAATCCCACAATGGTTACAACAAAATGTTACCAAATGGGCAGCAGGTTCAATTAAGTTGGAAAATGGGTGCCATGTGTACTCACGAGCAACTACGATAAATGCAGGTCGTTCTGCATCTGCTAATATTTTATTCCTTGATGAGTTTGCGTTCATTCCTCAAAATATTGCTACTAAATTCTACACATCAGCTTATCCAATCATTTCAAACTCAACAACCTCAAAGGTGATTATTTGTAGTACACCTCAAGGTCACAATCATTTTTATCATATGCAACGAATGGCTGAATTAGGTGAAAATGAATATAAGAGATTTGTGATTACCTGGGAGCAAGTTCCAGGAAGAGATGAAAAATGGAAACAACAAACAATCAGAAATTTAGCATTAGAACCAGGAACAGATGGAGAATCAAAATTTGCTCAAGAATATGATTTACAATTTGAAAATTTCTCAAGCAAGACTTTAATTACAGCAAAAGTTCAAAAGAAAATTGCCGAACGTATTTCAAGTACTGTTATTGAATTATATCCGGATATTATTAGAGAGTTTGGTAAAGAACTTTCAATTTTCGAGGAACCTAAGGAAGATTCAATTTACTTATTAACGGCGGATGTCGGTAAAGGAGTTGGAGAAGATAATTCAGCATTCTCTGTTTTGGAATTATCAAAAGAAAAATATAGACAGGTGGCAGCATATAAAAATAATAGAGTTGGTGCAACTGCTTTTGCTGAAATCATCAAAAGAATAGGTGAATATTATAATAATGCTTTCCTTTTGGTAGAAAATAATAACCAAGGAGCGGTTACTGTTGAGCATCTTTGGTATGGTTTAGAATGCGAAAATGTATTACATTCACATGGTGGTTCAGCTGATGCCTTGAAATATACAGCAAAAGATAAAGAACAAATTGGGGCAAATACTAATGTTAGAACAAGAGCTAAAGGAATCACAAAATTACAAGATTTTCTAAATTATGAAACTTTAGAAATTAATGATTTTGAAACATTACAAGAACTTACACAATTTACGTTACAAAATGGAAAATTTCAAGCTGAGGCAGGATTTACTGATGATCATGTTATGGCATTAGTGGTTTTTTGTTATTATACATCTGATAGAGGATTCGCATATATTAATGAGAATCTTGAAAATGTTAATAAGAGAATTAAGGATCAAGTTGAAGCAGAAAATCCATATTTAGTTGATTATGATAATCTATATAATAATTTAGATAATGGTGGAATCGTCATAGTTTCAAATGATGATTACTTCAAATCCATGTAAATGTAAAAAATAGAATATTATAAATAATTCAATAAAAGCAATATAAAAAGTTATTTGAAAGGATAAATGAATGGCGAAAGATTTATACCCAAGTGTTAAATATACTGAAACAGATAAATCGCTTATCGTACAAACTCAAGCATCTTCAAACGGAGCAATGGTTGGAAGATTCTTAAAGGGTCCTGTTAGTAAGCCTATATTAGTTTCAGATAAAAACACTTTAATAGACACATTTGGAACACCTTCTTTAAACGGAACCGATTTTAATAATTTGCCGGATTGGTATACAGTTTCCAATTTCTTAGATTATACATCGGGAATTTACGTTACGAGAGTTGAACCGGAAACTACAACGAACGCTGCAAGAAATCTTGACTCTGATGCTGAAAATGTTGATACTAATCCACATATTCCAGACGGTTATGATATGTCTCAGTATAAAAACGCAGCAACATTTGGTAGCGGCGCTGCAGTTTTAGGTTTAAACTTAGTTTCAAAAAACCCTGGAGTTTGGGGAAATGACATATCAATTAAAGCTTTAAATTATGAAAGTTCAACATTCTCAACTGTTACTGAAGATTATTGGGATGGCGATTATTATAATTATTATCAAACTGTTACCTTGGCAGGCGGACCTATTCCAGGTTTAGCTGGTTTAGGAACTTCAACTGCTCAATACTTAACAGATGAAATAGGACAAACAGGCTACGTAATTGGAGTTGCAGGTGGAACAGGAATTACTTTGGCTCATAATTTAACTTCAGGTGGATTTTCTGCAGAAGCAGGTACCTCAGGAATGACATTAGGTTTAGTTGCAGTACCTGGCGGAACAGAAGATATAAGTTCAGTTGATACTAACACTTATGAAGGTATTTATGATTTTATGCAATTATTACCTGAATCTTTAGGAACTTCTGAAATCGGAATTGTTGTTTATGGTACTTCGGGGGTTCTTGAATCTCATATAGTTTCAACAACAAAAACTGCGAAAACTTTTGACAATAAATCAATGTATGTTGATGATTATTTAGAACAAAACTCAAAAAGTATCTCAGGATATTATTATGGAATTGGTGCATACGGAACAGCAAGTTCAACGATATCTTTTGCAGGCACTGCAATTGTTTTAGTCGGCGGAACATCATCTGTAGAATCATTGGTTACAGCAGGATTAGCAAATACTGCAATGGATGAATATTATAAAGATAAAAATTCTTTAAATATTGATTTATTAGTTGATGGTAGATGGGCAGGAAATCCTACAGTTCAAAATAATATAGTTTCAATAGTTGATTTTAGAGGTGACTGTTTTGGAGTATTAGGAGCAGGAACTGATTTAGATGTTTCAACTGAAGCTGCTTATGTTACTGCACTTTTGGCTGAACGTCATGCATTAACATCTTCACCAAGATGTGCATATTATGGAAATTATAAAAAACAACTTGATATTTACGGCGGAAGAGATTTTAATTGCCCAATATCTGGTGATGTAGCTGGAATCATTGCAAGAAATGATTTATTGACCGCTCCTTGGTGGGCACCAGCAGGTTACAATAGAGGTGGAATTAATAATGTAGTTAAATTTCCGCATACATTCACATTAACAAATCAAGGAACCTTGCACAGCAATCAAGTTAATTTAGTAATATTAGATAGAAAAGCTGGGGGATATTTCATTAAATCTCAAAAGACCTTAACAGGAAGAGCATCTGCATATGCTGATATTAATATAAGACGAATGTTTACTTATATCGAATCTTCTATCACAAATGCGGCTAAGGCTTTCCAATGGGAATTTAACGATGAAATTACTCGTTCAAATCTTTCAGTTATAACAAACAATTTCTTAACTACTATTAAAGCCCAAAGAGGTATGAATGATTTTAGAGTTGTTTGTGATGAAACAAATAATACACCTGATGTAATTGATAATAATGAATTATATATTGATGTATTCGTTAAGCCACCAAAATCTGTTACTTGGATTACAGCAAGATTTACGGCTACAAGAACTGACACGAATTTTGATGAAATTACGGCGTAATATTTTATGAATGAATTTTATGTATATATTTATTTGGATCCAAGAAAGATTGGTAATTTTAATTATAACAAATATCATTTTGACTTTGAACCATTTTATGTTGGTAAAGGTAAAAATAAAAGATTATATGATCATTTAAAATGTTATAATAAATCTTATAAAACAAATAAAATTAAATCAATTTTGAATGAATCTTTAGAACCAATAATAATTAAATACAAAGAAAATTTATTTGAATCTAATGCTTTTAAATTGGAAATTGATATGATAAAAACGATTGGTAGATTAGATTTAGGAACAGGTCCTTTAATTAATTTTACTGATGGTGGTGAAGGACATTCAAATCCTTCTTCAGAAACAAAAAGAAAACTAAGTAAATCTCATAAAGGATTAAAACATTCTAAAGAAACTAAATTAAAAATTAGTATTGCAGCAAAAAATAGAAAATTAATATCTGATAAAACAAGATTAAAATTAATTGAATCACATAAAGAATTTTATAAGAATGGTGGGATTCATGGTATGCAAAATAAACACCATTCTGATGAAACAAAGAAGAAAATGAGTATGGCAGCAAAGGGAAGGATTCCTTGGAATAAAGGTTTAAAATTCTCTTAGTCATACAATTAAAAATAAACATAAATTGACATTTGAATTAAGTCAATTAGTTTAATGAAAGGAATAAATAGATGGCAACTCCGTTATATCCAGGCGTGGTAGTTCAAGAAATAGATTTAAGTTCAGTGGTTGAATCTGCATTAAGTTCAATTCCTGCGTTTGTTATCAGAGCTCAAAAGGGACCTATTGAAGTTCCGACACTTATAACAAATGAACAAGATTTTAGAGAAATTTTTGGCGATCCATTTAGTGGAACATTAGCAACTGGAGTAAATTTTAACAATCTTAAAGATTGGTTTTCAGTACAAAATTATTTGCAATATGCAAATGGAGCATATGTGGTTAGAGTAGAAATTGATGCTGCTGACCAAGCATATAACGCCGCACTTGAATTTGCGGCGACTGTTGATAATACAACTGATAATACAATCACAGTAAAAGATGGTACTGATTTTTCAACAGTAAGCGGTTTTACTGCTGATAATATTGGTATTTTTGCAAAAAACCCAGGTTACTGGGGAACTGATATTTCGGTAGCAGTTTACATTACTCAAGATGATGATACAACAAGTAATGCTGGGCAATCTGGTTCATCTTGGTATACATATAAAAACGCTAACACAGACTTTTTAAATTTTGATACATATCCTATTTACGGAGATGTTGCAGGTAAAGGTGAAGCTGCTGTTATTGTTTATTATGAAGACGCTATTGTAGAAAAATTCATTGTTTCATTGGATCCAAATGGTAAAGATTCATTTAATCAAAATTATTATATTGAAGATTATTTGAAAGCAAATTCACAATATGTTTCGGCATATGTAAATAATGCTGCAGGATTTATTGGAGCTGTTGCTTCAGCTACAAAATCTGCCTTAGCAAATGGTGCTTTAGAAAATGGTGATAATTGGGCCGATGCTGATGTTATTGTCGGACTTAATAAATTTGAAAACGCAGACGATTATGATATTGCTTATTTGGTTGATGGTGGATTTAATTCTGCCGCAGTTCAAAATCAAATTGCTGTAATTTGTGCTGCTCGTAAAGATTGCTTTGGAATTTTAGGTGCAAGAACTTCTGATATTGAAAATAAAACAAATGCTCAAGCTGTAGCTGCTTTGATTGCATATAAGAAATCATTATCAATATCCGGAACTACTGCAACTTATGTAGGATTCTTTGGTAATATTAAAAAGTTATATAATAAGTATGCAGATACATATTTTTGGATCTCATGTTCCTCAGATGTAGCAGGATTAATGGCTCAAGTTGACAATAGGTCATGGCCTTGGTATGCAGCAGCTGGCGGGCAAAGAGGTGTTTTACAAAATGTAACAGCTCTTGGGTTTAATCCTGATGATACTTATATCGGACAATTATATTCATATAACATTAATACAATTAAATTTGATACGTCTTATGGAAATATTGTAAACGGCAATAGAACTTTACAAACTCGTCCATCTGCTTTCAAAGACATTAATGTTAGAAGATTATTTACTTATATCGAAGGAGCAATCCAAAATACTTGTAAATATTATTTATTCGAGTTCAATGATGAAACTACTCGTTCAAATCTTGCAGCTCAAGTAAATAATTTCATGTCTACAATTAAAACAAATCGTGGAGTTATTGATTTTAGAGTAATCTGTAATGAAACAAATAATACAGCTGATGTAATTGATAATAATGAATTATACGTTGATGTTTATGTTAAGCCTAATCGCATAATTGAAAATATTACTGTAAGATTCGTAGCAACTAGAACTGATGCTAATTTCACAGAATTAACTGCATAAGATACAAATGATTTAATAATTTAAGGTACTCTTTATGGGTACCTTTTTTTATTTTCATAATTTTATAAATAATAAAAAATAGAAAAATTGGGTTCATATAGAATCTTAAACATAGGAAGGAAAATAGAATGAGTATTATAGATACTTTAGGTGGTAAGTTTAAAAACATGGCAGCCCCGAATAGATTCGAGGTTGAATTGCTTTTCCCATTCGAAGGTGATACAGAATTTGCCAAATTCATGTGTAAAGCAGCAACAATCCCAGGAGAAACAATCGGTGAAGTTTTAGTCGGTTACCAATCTCAAAAATTAAAATTAGCAGGTGAAAGAGAATATGCTGATTGGACTGTGACTGTTTACAATACAGAGGAATGGACAGTTAGAAATGACTTAGAAAAATGGATGAAATTGATTAACGATCCAGAAACAAATTACAAAACATCGCATGCATCATATTGGACAGAATTAAAAGTAATTCAATTAGGTGTAAATGCTCAGGCACCAGTTGCCGTTTATGTTCTTAAAGGTTGTTGGCCATCAGAGTTAGGTGAAATTACTCTTGATTGGGATTCTGCTGACGAAGTTGAAACTTTTGATGTAACATTCAAGGTACAATACTTCACTCGTGAATAATTAAAAATAAAAGATATTTTAAATGGAACTCAAGAAATTGGGTTCCATTTTTTTTTCATAATAATGAAAATAACTATTGACAAGTCTTCTTAAATGTGTTATATTTATATTAACAATTGAATACAGCACAACTTCAAGGAGAAAAAATTATGATGACTGCCGCTGCCCAATTTGATGGAAATCCTGATGCCGGAATTTACATTTTAGGAATGGTTATTATAGGGTTGGTTTTAGTAGCAGTTTTAAGTTTTATTACAAGAAATGACGTAAAAAGACCTAAACATTTTCGCAATCATTAAAGGAGATTTATTATGTCAAGCACCATTTTTAAAGAGTACAAAAAACTTGGTATGAATGATGTTACAAATCTGAAAGATGTCTTTAAAACTTTAGGTTTGAAAGATGTTACAACAAAAGCTCAGAACCGCAGAGGTAATGTAATGTTCGAGGACACTGCATTTGACACTAATCCTATTATCAAATATGTAAGATATACTTTACATGCAAATGGGTATGTCCGCAGATCAGTGAAAAGAGAAGCAATCAGCCGTAATTATCAAAACTGTGGTATTGTATATAATAATTATGACAATTATCAACTTAACCTGAAAGAGAAATTCACAGGTGATCGTATTATGATTAAAACTCTTAAAGAACAAATGTTCTTTGTAATTTCAAATGTCCTTTCTTATCGCAGAAAAAATTATTCATTTAAATTTTAAGGAAAATTATGAAAATCGGAATTTATGGTGGGACATTCGATCCCGTACACGCAGGACACCGACATATTGTTGAAAATTTTAAAGAATCATTGGAGCTTGATTATGTAATGATTATTCCTGCTTATAATCCTCCTCATAAAGATAACTTGATGTTTTCATATGAGGATAGATTTGAAATGCTTGAGAAGGTTTTTCATAAAGATCATTTTATCATTTCTAGAGTTGAAAAAAATATGAAAATTAATCATACAATCGATGTGATCAGAGAAATTAAGAAATTGTATAACCATTTCATTAAATGCCAGTTTTATTTCTTGATGGGTGAAGATTGTTTGTCTCATATTCACACGTGGAACGAACCCAAAGAAATTTTTAATGAAGTAACAGTTGTTGCTGCAAGGAGAAATGGATATGTTCCTGCTCAAGGAGAATATGAAAATCTTTCTTTTGCAAATTACACCTTTGTGGATTTTAAATTTGATAAAATAATCTCGGCATCAAAAATTAGAGAATATTTAAATGCAGGAAATATAAAGGGAATTAAAGAATGGGTCCCTAAGGAGGTTTATGATTTTGTGCTTGAGTTATGGTTTAAAGGAAATTTTGATAAAATTCGTAATTGGTCTAAAATAATTAAACATCGGAGGAAGTAATGAGTAAAATAGTAGAAATCAGCGCGAAAGAATATAATGAATTGTTAGAGCGCGACAGATTCATGGATGCATTAGAAGCGGCAGGTGTTGATAATTGGGAGGGTTACAATAATGCTCAGGATATTTTAGAAGAATGGAGGAAAGAAGATGAGTAAAGCAAAATGTAAATTAGTTGGAGAAGACGGAAATGCATTTGCAATTATGGGCAGAGTAGGAAGAGCTCTTAAAGACAATGGCGAGAAGGACAAAGTTAAGAAATTTCAGAAAGAAGCAATGTCTGGAGATTATGATAATTTGCTACGAGTTTGTAGTGAATATGTTGATGTATATTAAAAGTTTCTGACAAGTCGTATAAGAAAAACAGCTGCAGCTGATTACGCCACTTCCAGGGGAAATGCAGGTTTGGCTCCTGCCTTGTCAAACAAAAAAAATTCAAATTTTATAAATAAAATAAAAAGGAATTCTTATGAAATTTGGTGATATCATAAATGACATAGATAAGGAAGAAAAATTAAAAGGTATTGATTATACCGAACGTGAATTGGATGATAAATATCGAGATGCTTTGATGGCTTTAGAAAAAGCAAAGAAATATAAGAAGGATGCCTATAAGATGAGTGGTGCCGCTTTAACTCGTCACAATGCTTTCAGATATAACGAATTATGGAATGCTCAAGATAAAGTCAAAGACTTAAAAGCTTTATATAAAAAGGCAAAAATAAAACCGCCGAAGCGTAGTCAATGGTGGTAAATTAAACAACTTGAAACTAAGGCGATACTGAAAAGTATCGCCTTTTTAGTGTTTAAAAATAATTTTGATTTGACTAATATAAATAATAAAAAAACTATACTAGGAACTAAACTATGGCTGACGTACAAAAATATGATTATACGAATATAGATTACGACGATTTATTAGATGATATTATCACTCATTTTAGAGATGATCCTGATTCTCCATTAAAAGATTATAATTTTGAAGGTTCTAATCTTAAAGAGCTTATGAAAATATTAACTTATGTAACTTCGGAGTCTTTATTTCATACATCAATTGCATTAAATGAAATGTATTTTTCAACTGCAAGATTAAGAAAAAATTTGGTTAAGCAACTCGCTGCTTATGGATACACACCAAGACGAAGAACTTCAAGTACAAAAAATTTGACAATAGAAAATTCTTCTGATTTAACAGTTACAATACCGGCATTCACTTCATTTACAGCAGCTGGTTCTGAAGCAGCTGATGATAAATATTTTTATACAATTGAAGCTTCTCTTATTCCTGCGAACTCAAATGAAATTATAACAGTTTACCAATCAGCATCTCCAAGCGGCAGAGTACAGACATCCTTTGAACTTGATATAAACGGTTCTATTGTTAATGATTTAGAACTTGAAATACCAAATTTATCTGAAGATTATTTTATAGTTCAAACGGTTGAAGAAGGATTATCTGTATCTTGGGTTCAATATGAAAATCTTGATACATTCCAAAATCAATTATCAACTGAAGGATATACATTATTACCTGAAGAAAATATTTTCTTTTTGGACGAATTGGATACTGGATATACATTAAGATTTTCTGAAACTGGAATTGGTGCGGTTCCTGATCCTGATGATGGAAAAACTTTAAATATAAAATATTTGGAGTGTGACGGAACAGATTCAAACGGATTCACAACTGCAATGTTTACATTTACCACAGCAATTCAAAATTTAAGAATCGCTCAGGACGCCGAATTAAATGGAATTAATACAATAGGAGTTTCAGCAGGCGGGTTGGATAAAGAAACTTTACAAGAATTAAGAGAAAATACACTTGCCATTTTCAATTCACAAAATAGAGCAGTTACAACATATGATTATACAAAATTAGGAAAAGCAAATAGTTTAATCGGTTCAACTGGAGATATTCAAGCTTATGGCGGAGAAAATCATTCAGGCGGTGCTAGATTAGGAAAAGTTTATGTTGTTCCGAAATCATCAGAACCTTCAACATATTTTTTCTCATCAGCTCAACAACAAACACTTTTTGATTACTTTTTGAAATTCAGTTTATCAGGAATCACTCCGGTGATTCAACACCCACATTATATAAACTCGGTGATCAACTATGATTATACATATTCAATTTTGGCACAAAATAAAACAACCATAAAAACTAATTTAAATGAATTGATTAAGAATTTCTTTATATCAAATTTCGGTGAAACAGTTTATATTCCTGCTTTAATTGAATTGTTAAATGCTCAAACTGACGTTGACTCTGCATTCATTAGAAACAGATTCAAGATTATTTTTGACACATTGTCAACATTAACTGGCACATTAAAATTAATCCCAGTTAAATCTGAAGACATTGATGATTTTATTAATGCTGATGGAAGTATGTATGCAGGATATCTTTATGGATTTACTGATAATCCAACATACACTGGTACAAATTATGGAACTATAAAATTTGTAAATAAAAAAGATTCATATATTGTAGTAAATCAAGAAGCTGGAATAACGGCAACAAATTTTGCGCAATTCAATAAAGGTGAAATAACATCTCCGGCTGGAAGCTCTTATATTTATACAAGAAAAGATTTAAATGAAATTAATTATGAAATTAACGATAGTGAAAAAATAGTATATGTAATTGACACTGATGGATTTTATACTTCAGATGATCAAGAATTAATATCTTGGACAGGAACTACGGGATTATATGCTGGAGCTACAATAAACTCAATAGATAAAGCTTCAACAAATGTTAAGCATAAATGGATAGGAATTAATTCAACAGTATCTTCTACAGGAACTCAAGGACTTATTGTTGGATCATATATTACAAATATAAATGGAATTACTGCTGAGATTAAAGAATTATCGGGAACCACAAGAATGTGGGTAAAATATACAAACGGCGGAGACTTTTTAGAAGGTCAAGATCTTGACGATGGAGAAACTTATTCAAATCCTGGTTCATATGAAATTGCAAAACGTACAAATGTTGAAATAAGTGGAGCATTAGGTTCAAGTATTGTATTATTATCAGTAGGAACATGTTTCACAAACGTTAATAATGTTACTGCTACCGTAGAATCTATAAGTGCTGAAGGTGGTGGAAACGGAACTTCTTTAGCTATTTGGTATTCAAGCGGTACTAATTTCCTAACAGGTGAATATGTTTGTGCAGGAACAACTTGGACAGGAGGAATTGGAAGTTCGGCCGTTGTTTGGAATATAGGAACAACTACAACAACTGGAACTGGGATTTTATTAGGCGTTGATGTTACTGCATATCGTATAAATTTAATTGATACAACAGGTTCTGAATTTACAGTAGGTACAGGAAATGTTGAACCTGGTGACACTTGGGGATTTAATACAATTATTCACATGGACGGAACAGCAGGAGGCGGAACAACTTCTTTCAATGTTGTACCAGATTTATCAGGAATTACTATCGGCGACAATCTCGTTTCTAATAATGGAAGTGGAATTATAGCAGTAGTTACAGATGTTACTTCAAATACAGTAAGTTGCACAACGACTCTTGGATTTGGTACTAGTGAATTAATTCATATAGGATCAGATTGGGGTTCATTAAATTATTCTGATATTTATAAAATTGAAAATGTTTATGATACTACGACGATTACTTCATTAATTGTAGACAATGGATTTTATTTAGGAACAGGAAATTATTTAGTAAATTATGCTGGAGGAGTTGCTGAAATAACAAGTCTTGGTACATCAAATGCAGGAACTTCTGAATTTACGGTTTATGTTCAAGGAGCGGTTGGTGCTTGGGGTACAGGAAATAATAATATTCATCAAATTTCAGATGTTGCTGATCCTTATGAAAAGGTATATGATCTTGATACTTCAAGAAGCATTGATGATTTTTCAACTAATTTTAGTATAGAATATGATTCAGTTGATAGGTTAAGATATTTTGTCAATAAACTTGATGTAACAGAATCGGGAATGATAGATTCATCCCCAACAGAATCCGACGATATTGGTTATTATTACATATTCAATACAACAGAAGAATTATATGAAAATGATTTAAGTATCAAATTACAATACGGAACACAAAGTTTAATTACTTTAGCAACTCAGCAAAATACAACATATGAGGCTAAATTAAAAATAGATGCAGAAATTTCAGGATTAGAAAAATCAATGAATGTTGTTTGCGGAGCTTCATCAGGTACAACATATGCTTATGGATATGTTTATGATATTTCAACCGAGGATAGTTTTAATTATATCACTGTAAGATTTGATGAAGGATCTTGGAAGGTTGCAACTACTGCTCAAATTTCTTCAGGATCAGCAATGAATATTATGATCGGAACAAGTTCAACTGGAGATTATACATTTATCGGAACAGGAACCAATTATATTACAGGAATTTCTTATACTGATACTACTCCAGAAACAATTCAATATTTTACTGGAGGGACTCAAAATTATCAAGCTGAAATTGATTTAGATTCTGGAAATATTAAAGTTCGTAGAGCTTTATCTGTAAATGCTCAAACTATTCAAGCAGTAGCAGGAACAGGTGTTGATTACATAAATAAATTAATTGCATTTGATGATTCTTCAGGATTTTTGGACGGCGGCGGAACTGCATCGATTACAATAACGACATGGAATGATGATACTTATGAATGGGTAGATTATGAATATCTTACCAATATTTCATCAGGAACTTGGGCAAATAGAATAAGTGGCTCAAACACTATTCCTACAAAAATTAAAGTTTCACAATTAGCAATTCAAAATACCGCAAATTCACTAAAAAGAATTGAGTTTGATTTTAAAAATAAAATTGATAAATTAAAACTTGGTAATAGATCTTTGTTTTATTCTTCTGAAGATTTAATAAACCCAGTACCATAAAGGAAATAAATGAGCATAACTTCTCCAACATTAGACAGTCATAATATAACATATATTTATCCTGATGCAAATGGAAATTATACATTTACATCCACTGTTCAGGATGATAATTATTTTAATGCGTATAAGTGGGAAATATATAAACATAGACCTAATGGGGATTTTTTAACAAAAATAATTCCTAAGTCAGATGGAAGTTCTGTGTCCTTTTCACAATCGGAATTACCACCTTTAACTACATCAGATGATTCAAATACATATTATACAATTAAATTATTTTATATAGTTGATCCTGCTGGAGGGCAAAATTTTCCTGATGGGATTTATCAAGAAAGTGGATTATTCAAACCTGTATCAGCTGCTGCAGAAACTCCAACAATTTTATCACCTTCTACTAATCAAGAAGTTGGTTCGATTCCTACTATTACAATTTCAGATTATTCAAGTGTTTCAACAACTGCACTTAAAACTAATCTCGTAATTTATGCTGATGATTGGGGTGGAGCAAATTTCAATTCGGTTTCAGGAACTGCTCCTTCAGTTGTTCAAATGTTACCAGGTGCTACAGGTGTCGGAGGATATGGATATAGTGGAGTACCTGAAAATACACAAATAAAAGTAAAAGCAAGATATCAAAGTGATCAAGGTGAATGGTCAGAATGGTCAGCTGATAAATTATTCTTTGGAACATTAACTAAACCTAAAACGCCAAGATTATTAAATACCTGGGATGTAGCAAACGATACAATAAGGTTTGGTTCGTCAGACGGTATACTTCTTGGAAGTCCATTCTCTGGAAATGGTTATAGTCACTTATATCAGTCTCATTGGTATTTAACAACAGACGGCTTTAATAAAACGGCAAATTGGGATGTCCCATCTTCAAGAGAAATTTATGTATCGCAAACATACGACGCAAATGGAACATATACCTCAGATGTTTATAAATGGGGAACTCTTTATGCATCATTTACAAATACAACATTGACTGATTTACCGCTTGCAAGATTAGGATTAACCAAAGGACAAACTTATTATGTAGGTTTATTATACGAAGAAGCATTAGATGATGATATATCAACAACATCTGCTGCTGACACCGCAAATAGAACTTCAGAATTTAGTGGGTGGAATACAATTAAAATCAGTGCTAATAATCCTTCTGCCCCTGAAATTTCAAATGTTCAAATTACTAGTGATAATAAATTTCAAATATTTTTAAAAGGTTATAAACCTGATTCTACACAATTAACCTTGGCATCAACACAATTTTCTGTAACCTATTCGAGTAAAGGTGGAATTAATTCAGGATCAGATTGGTACCAAACAAAAACATCCGATATTTATTATGCACAATCCAGTGAAAGAGCTGCATCAAGTATATTTTATACAAGCGCTAGGTTTACTGACACTGAAGGTAACACGGGAGATTGGGTAACATCAGGTCCTTACACAACTTTAGCATACCCACCAGCAAAACCTACTCCAATTTATCCTACTGCAAATTTAACCGAATTTGATATACAAGGTTATTTAATTGGTTCACTATTCAGTTCAAGTTCTTCATTATCTGGTGCAGATTTTGAAATTTCAACTGATAAAACTGATTTTTCTAGTCCTACATGGACAGGAAGTTCATATACCTCAGTTTCAAATGGTATACAATCTGCAGCTATTACTGCAGCAGGCGGGACTGGAAATATACTTGTAAAAAATACTGATTATTACTGGACAGTAAAATATACTGATTCAAATGGAACTGCTTCATCTTGGATGGCTCCATCTAAATTTACAACAGATGTTAATTATGTTCCTTTTAAACCAAGCATAACTTCAGTTGATGGAGAAACATCATTTCCTGCTAGTGAAATTGATTTTACACCGATCTTAATAAGTTCAGGATTTGATTCTTTTGATGGTTCAGAGGTACATACACATTCAGATTGGCAAATTGCAACCGATTCAAGTTTCACAAATATTGTAAGATTCATAAGTCAAGGAACTACTTCATTAGAAACTTGGACTGTACCTACTGCTTTGACATCAGGATCTGTTGCTTATTGGGCACGAGTAAGATATGCCGATGCAACACAAGTAAGTGAATGGTCAGAAACGGTAAATTTTTTA